CGAGTCCGTTCCTCTTGGAGAACTTAAAAAGCTTGCTGGGGAGCGGCTTCTTTTATTTGATCAGGAGCTTATGAGTTACTGTATGGGCAATTGTATTACGATTGAGGATACTAACGGTAATCGCAAGCTCTTAAAGAAGCGCCATGAGGATAAGATCGACTCCGTGGCTGCAATGATGGATGCTTATGTGGCTTTTAAAGCACATAAGGATGATTTTGAATGATCTTACTTATTTTTCTCTGAATTGTTCAGGGGGGGTAACCTATATGGGAATTTATTATGTATCTGGAGTTCCTTTTGGCGATGAACTCTACCACCACGGAATTAAAGGCCAGAAGTGGGGAATTCGCCGTTATCAGAATGAAGACGGAAGCTTAACTCCTGCCGGAAAAGAAAGATATGGCAAAGCATTAGGAGAATACGCAAATCGAAAGCAGGGCGTGATTAGAAAACTTACTACAGGCGATTGGGTTCTTGGTCGTAAACGATTTGGCGAGCGTCTTGAGAATCGTTACGAACGAAAAGCTAAAGAAGCCAAAGAGCAAGGTCGGGTTAAAGAGGCCGAAAGCTATAAATCCGCTTTAAAAGCTCAGCGGCAGAGAAATATCGATCGTGAGGTTTATCAATCTCATGCGAGTACCGGAAAACTATTTGCTCAGAATTTTCTGCTTGGTGTTGGTGCTGATTCTTATCGTGTAGAGAGGAAAAACCAGACTACAAAAGGAGCAGCTGCGGCCGCTGGAATCATGGCAAATGTTGGAGATTTTGTTGGAGAGTTCACGCTTGGAATTCCGGTAGGCAAATTGACTGGATATGCCACTGATATGTATAAATCGAAGAAACGTTATGGCCATATCACTATTTAATAGTTAGTAGGTGATCATCATGCCAACCATAATGCAGCGTCTCCAGCACGGTTGGAACGCTTTTCGGGGTAGGGATCGGCCCAATTACGCTCCGTCGACTGGTCAGGCGTCTGCATTCAGGCCTGATGTAGCCAGACGGCGATACGGTAATGAACGATCTATTATTACGGCCATTTATAATCGGATTGCGCTTGATGTAGCATCGAATAAGATCGAACACGTCAAGATAGATCAAAATGGCAGATATTCGGAAACAATTAACGATGGACTGAACCAGTGCTTGACGTTGGAAGCGAATATTGATCAGACGAGCCGCGCTTTTATACAAGACGCGGTTCATTCTATGTTTGATGAAGGATGTATTGCAATCGTTCCGACAGATACCGATTTAGATCCTTCGAAGTCAGCTTCGTATGACATTAAGTCAATGCGAGTTGGCAAAGTTCTTCAATGGCGTCCTCAGTCCGTCGACATTGAGCTTTATAACGATCATACTGGTAAACGAGAAACGTTGATTGATTTTCCGAAACGTTTCTGTGCCATTGTTCCGAATCCGTTTTATTCGGTTATGAATGAGCCGAATTCGATCTTACAAAGATTGATTCGCAAATTAAATATTCTCGATGCGATTGACGAGCAGAGTGGAGCTGGAAAACTCGACTTGATCATCCAGCTTCCTTACGTTATTAAGTCTGAAACTCGAAAGAAGCAAGCAGAAGAAAGACGTAAGGATATTGAGATGCAGCTTTCCGGTAGTAAATACGGAATCGCTTACACGGAAGCTACAGAGAGAATTACTCAGCTAAATCGTCCAATCGAAAATAATCTAATGAATCAGATTCAGTATCTTATGGATACGCTTTATTCGCAGCTTGGCATTACTCCGGAGATTCTTAACGGAACCGCTAACGAGGAAGCCATGTTGAACTATAATTCAAGGACCGTGGAACCGATTCTGGCCGCGATCGTTGATGAAATGAAGCGTAAATTCCTGACTAAGACGGCTCGTACTCAAGGGCATTCGATCATGTACTCTTACGATCCGTTTAGACTGGTTCCGATTAGTAAAGTCGCTGACATTGCTGAGAAATTTGTTGGCAACGAAATCCTTTCTCCGAATGAAGTTCGAGCTATCGTTGGCTTTAAGCCTGTTGCTGATCAGCAGGCTGATGAGCTTAGAAATAGGCGACTTAATCAGGAGTCTGGCGAAAAAGTTCTGCCTCCTGCATTGGCTACCAATCAGGGAGACTCAACTGATATAAATCAAAATGGTAGTGAGGTTTCTATCAACGAGAATTCTCCAGAAATCGATCCAGACAATTTAGCGGATATGACGATGGGGGATTTTAAACGAATGATTGAACCTTCTAATACCACGTAACTTGGAGGTAATAACTGTGCCTAATAAGTATGATTTTGGTGGTTATGCCACCAAGAATGATTTGAAGTGCTCCGACGGAAGGACGATCCGAAAAGACGCGTTTAAAGATTGCGACGGTCTCGAAGTTCCGCTTGTATGGGGGCATAAGCATGGAAGCCCTGGCGATGTTTTGGGGCATGCGATTCTCGAAAATCGAGAAGATGGCGTTTACACTTACGGGACCTTTAACAACACCGAATCTGGCAAGAACGCTAAGGAACTTGTCAAGCACGGTGACGTGAGGGCCCTTTCTATTTATGCCAATCAGTTGGTCCAGAAGGGCGGCGACGTTCTTCACGGTATGATTCGTGAAGTTAGTTTGTGCCTTGCTGGGGCTAATCCTGGCGCTATGATCCAGGAACTGTCGATTGAGCATAGCGACGAAGACGATACCGAAATCATGGAGGCTCTGATCTTTAACGGCAACAATATTGCTCTTGAGCATGCCGACGAGAAGAAAGAAGAAAAAGAAGAGCCTGAAGATAAGAAGGAGGAAAAACCCATGGCTGAAGAGACCAAGAAGACCGATAACGAGAAGACTGTAAAAGATGTTTGGGATAGCTTTACCGAAGAGCAGAAGAATGTCGTGTATTACATGATCGGTCAGGCTCTGGAAAGTAAAGATGATAATTCTGACGAGGAGGAAACTAAAATGGCTCACAATGTTTTTGAGGGAGATACTTACATGAACTCCCTGTCTCATGCCGAAATCAACGAGGCGTTTGCTGCCGTTGTTGAGGATGCTAAGGCCCGCAAAGGCTCTCTGAAAGAGTATATGGAGCATGCGCTGAATGACGAAACCAATATTCTGGCTCATGCTACCGACGCTAACGGTATGACCGTGCCGGATGTCAACAACACTACGTATAAGACTACTGTCGGTTACGGCATCAATGGCGTTGAGTATCTGTATCCGGAAGCTCGTGCTCTGAACAACACGCCCGAGTTTATCGGTCGTCGTATGGACTGGGTGAACGTCGTTCTGAACGGTGTTCATAAGAGCCCTTTCGCTCGCGTTAAGAGCATCTTTGCCAACATTACTGAAGATGAAGCTCGTGCCAAGGGTTACATCAAGGGCACTCAGAAGAAGAATGAGTTCTTCAGCCTGATGAAGCGTGAAACCCTGCCGCAGACCATTTACAAGAAGCAGAAGTTCGATCGCGACGACATCGTTGATATTACCGATATGAACGTTGTTGCTTGGATCAAGGGCGAAATGGACATGATGCTGGATGAGGAGAAGGCCCGTGCGATTCTGATCGGTGACGGCCGTGATGTGTCCGATGCCGATAAGATCAGGGAAGCTAACATTCGTCCTATCGTTTCTGATGCCGATCTGTTCACGATTAAGGTTGTTGTGCCGCGTGGTAAGGACGACGAGGAGACCGGTAAGAATGCGATTAAGGCTGCTCTGAAGGCCCGCAAGAATTATCGTGGTTCCGGTAATACCATCATGTTCACCACCGACGATTGGCTGACCAATATGCTGCTGGTTGAGGATACCATTGGCCGTCGTCTGTACGCTACCGAGGCTGAACTTGCTGCGGCGGCTCGTGTGCGTTCTATGGTTACGGTCCCCGTTATGGAGAACTACACCAATGCTAGCAATCAGGAGCTGATCGGCATTATCGTCGACCTGGCTGACTACAATGTCGGTGCGGATCGTGGCGGTGCTAAGGAGCTGTTTGACGATTTCGATATCGATTTCAACCAGTACGTGTACCTGCTTGAGACCCGTTGCTCTGGCGCTCTGACCAAGCCCTACTCCGCTATTGCGCTGTTTGCGGCTAGCACCACTCCTTCTTCGTCCACCTGATAGATTGAGAGTGATTTAGCATGGCAAGATTTTATGGGCAAGTGGGTTATGTTGTCGACACTGAAACCGCGACCGATGTAACAACCCAGGTTCCTTATGAACGGTCGTATAAAGGAGAACTTATTAAGAACCGACGAAATCTTGAAAATGGAGTCAGCACTGCGGACAATGTGTCTTTATCAAATCAGATTAGCATAGTGTCAGATCCGTATGCGCTTTCCCATATTTTCGCCATGCGATATGTAAAGTGGATGGGTTCACCTTGGAAGATAATTAATGTTGAGGTGGCCTATCCACGGCTTATCCTTACGGTAGGGGGTCTGTACAATGGCGAAGTCGCGGGAAGCGCTTAGTGCGGTATTTCATTCCATGTGCGAGAACGTATATTTTCAGCCTCCTACAGGACGTAAGATAGTTTACCCTTGTATTATTTACGAGCTGAAAAAATCTAACGTTCGGTATGCGGATAATGCTCCATATGCTCTTTATGATATGTACGATATTAAGTACATAACCAGAGATCCCGACGATCCTGTTAGATCGCAGCTTGTGCTGT